TCATTGATTATTCTAACTCTTCTTGTGTTACCAACAGAGTTCGACTGTGCAAGTAAATTAGCACCTGATGCAGTTGTGCTTGAAGATCCAACATAATTGGGCAGTTTTTTGTATCCAGATCCACCAGAGATAATATTAATTTTATTAATTGGCCCATCTGCTGTCAAAGAATTTGTAGAATACTCTAAAGTAGAGCACTCTGATGAGTCGTATGATAATTTTTCGGGAACTTTATTGAGTGCAATATTAAAAGTTGTTTCTCCAACACCAGAAACAGGATACGAAGAGTTGTAAGAACTTTCAATATACATTATTTCGGAATAATTATTAACCTCAATATCTGCGGTGCTAATGTATCCAGATTTTTCTAAGTTATAATATAATCTCTCAGGTAAAATATTTGTAGTGTCATCAGTGTTATAATTAATGGTCAATGCAGCATTGGTGCTAACACCAACCGTTCCAACACCAGCAACTGTTATTCCACTAGTTGAACCTGTAGAAACAAACTCATTATTAAATTCATTATCGTAGTAAATTTTTAGTAGATAACCCTCCAAAGTAGAATCTGATAGGTCAAATTTTAAAGTATTGTCTTTGACTATTTTAATTTTTGGATTTATTGGCGAAATAGTTTGTGTTCCTCCGCCAGTATCGCCAATACTTACAACAGTTGGTGGATTTAAAGTTGAGTTAATGTAAGTTTCCGAAAGTTGAATAATATTCTCATTTATTCTATAAACATAATAAGAACCAGTGGACAGTCCAGAGGCAGGTAAAGAAGCAGCATAACTTACTTTTTGACCCGTTTCTAATTCATGGGAATTAATTGTAATCTGGTTATTTACAGTATCAATTTCAGATGGATCAATGGTAATAGGATTAATTAAGAGACTGTTTGTGAATTCATCTCTTTTTACGACCACTGAAGTATCAGTTCCAATTCCACCAGTAAGTTTAGGTTGAATATTTAAAGTAACTTGATTGCCAGTGGCCAGTTTATGATAAGTTTCACCAACTGGTGCTGTGTTAAGACCAACTGTAGAAATTGATACTACAGAATTAATTCTCTGAACTTTTGATTTTATTTGCCTATGAATGCTCTCAAAGAAATATTCATCACTATCAGTTCCACTATTAATGAAGAAAACTTCCTTAAATTCACTTCCAACACCGGTTTTAATGCCGATAGAGTTTATTGTCTTTCTTACAATGTATACAGTGGTAGTAACTCCAGATATTGGTAAGTCATATGGTGTTCCCGTTGGTGTGTTAGAAATTGAAATTGCACCACCTGAAGGAACTGTTAAATTGACTGGTTGATTAGTTGTGAATGGATGATTTTCAATGTAGATTCTTTGGGTTGGAATATCTCTAGTTACAGAAGAATCTCCAAAATCAAATGTCATAGAGCTGGATATTCCAACAGTAGTTCCCAACCCTACAGATTCTTTTGGATTAAAGTAGACTTTATCATTGATTGAAGACTCAAAGTAATCTACATCTGCAGATATTGTGAATGAATCAGGAATATATGCTACCTTTGTAGTAGCGGTATGAGAAGTTCCAACTAAACCTCTCTTTACTCTAAGAATGTTTAGATTGGGAAATATATTTAATACCTGTAGAGTTTCTGATCCAATACCAACACTGCTTCCTACAGAAACAGAACTAGGAATTTGAGATACATATATCTCCGTTGTTGCCGCTCCAGGTGATGCATCAGATCCAACTATTGGTGATGTAAGATTTGAGTAAAATGAAGTGATACCAATTTGGAAATTTTTATTTAATTCGGATAAAGAACTACTAAATCCAGAAATAGTTACATATTCCTTGTCTCTAAGATTATGTTGTGGCAAAATTGTAACTTTTACTTCGCCATCTTTGTTCCAGGTAAAGATAGAATCCTCATAGGTCTCTACAGAGGTTTGTATGTCATATACATTTTTTCCTAGGATTGAAGATACATTTGCAATAATTCCATCACCACCAGTATCACTACTATCAAAATTTAAAGAATCATTTACTTTATATCCGTCTCCGCGACTAAGAATGTTAATCTTTTCTATTGGTCCATCAGTGATAGATTCAATAACTGATTTTTGCCTTGAAATTTCATTTGTCTCAATTAAGAAATCATTGTCAGCAAAAGGATCAGATACTTTGTATGGGAAAGTGTTCCTGAGAAGATCAGAATTACCAAAATCAAATTCTTGATTCAAAGATTTATTTTCTTCTAAAGTATTTGTCCTATATTGATCTCCAATAAAGTATGGAAACTGTGGATTACCATTACTGTCAATGGTGGCAAAATATGCATAGACACCATTGGGATAATCAACTGTTTTTGTAAATCTTCCGTTATGCCTATCTAAATCTCCAGAATTTGTATATTCATAATCTTCGATAAAAAATCCATTTTCAAATCCAGATGGTCTATCAATAACTCTGGATGTATTTTCAACATATCCAGAGGTCAAACGTATTGGACCAGAGCTAGTATCCTCTACATCAGAGTTTCCATATGAACCATATATTGGATTTCCATCGTATGCCCAACCAATTATGCCAGAAACTCTACTTTGAACATCCTTAAATGTAGATCTTAAATTCTCATAGTATCCTGAAATTGAATATTGTAATTTATTCTCTGTTTTTCTTAGTATTTCGTTTCCATACTTATGCACATTATTGACAGTTAACTCTCTAATCTTAGAATCAAACTTTGCACCAGATCCACTAGGAATAACTCTAATTGAAGTGGATGTGCTCGAATATCCGATACCAGCATTAATTACTTTAACATCAGTTATTTTTCCGGATGTTGATATAATCGGTCTTACTATAGCACCCGATCCAGATCCACTAGAATCTATCACTTCAACGTCAGGAATAGAAAAATATTCAGAACCACCAAATTGAATATTGACGGAATTTAACAGACCGTTAATTATAATAGGTTTTAATTGTGCATTTTTTCCATTTTTTATTGTAATTAAAGGTTTTTTCTCAAAATTAATTACACTTGATCCATACCCAGTTCCAGATTCATAAACGTATGCATCGATGATATCTCCTTTTACTACAGGAGTTGTTACAAGTGATCTATTAGATACTGTTGTTCCTACACCGACAGAAGTAAATTCAACAGAAACTGAAATATCTGGATAAGCAAAATTTTGATATCCAACACCAGTCGAAGTTAATTTTACATGATTTTTTCTTTGATAGTTTAAAGGATTAGTTCCTCCGACTCCAGCATTGGCAACTCTAAAAGAATCATCATCAACTTTTATAATTTGATAATGAATTGATGTTGTTGTTATTCCGGTTGAGGTTGTTAATCCACTAATTAAAGTTCCATCGGTAGAATAAAGAACTAAATCTCCATCATCGAATCCATGATTTTTAAAATTAATTAAATCATTTGATGTAGTTATTCCTGTTGGTTTAACAATTAATTTTCTATTCGTATATCCACTTCCACCATTAACAACATCAATGGAAGAAATTGTCTTAGTTTTTTCTTTTGTTTTAAACTTATGAAGTCCCGTGGTATAAAGAGTGCTAAGTCCTACAACATTAGTTTTTGAGGAATAATCATCATATGATTCATACAATTTGACAGTTGTATTGTTATCAACTTGAACAAAATAAGAACCATCGCTAACTAATGATGAGGTGCCAATACCAACTCCAATTCCTTTATTTCCATTAGAATCATAAATTACTTCTTGACCATTTGAAAAATTATGATCCGATGTAAAAGTTATTTGATTTGTATTATTATCAACACCACCATTTTGTGATATTAATTGCCCATCAAATACTACTTCTCTTACTCTCTTACCTACTATCGCTCTAAGATCAGCTCCACTACCATTACCACCGATTACTTTAATAGAGGTAACTTCATCAATATCAAAATCCTGAGTATCAACATCAACTCTTTCAATGAAACCTCGAATTACGGGACGACACAACGCCGTGCTTCCTAGACCGTCAGAAACCGAAATTTGCGGTAGATTAATAACATCATAATTACTACCACTATTCAATACACTTATGGATTCTAAAGGTCCATAATAAACTTTATCATCAGATTTATAATTTGAAATTTCAACACCATTTATTAACATACCAACAGTGCCTGGTATAGTTAACTCACCTTTTCCATTTTTATTATTTGGAGGTAGAGGGAATTTTTTAAGTAGTTTTTGTGCTCCTATTTCTCCAACTTTATGTTCAAATAAAGTAAAAGTATGCTTACCTATTCCAGAGGATGGCACAGAAAAAGTTACAAAATCTGATGTTCCAACAAAAGAACGAGAATTGAACAGTTTGATGGTTTTTTTGTTAGATGCTAAAACCTCAACAAAATAAGATCCTTCAACCAGTCCTACAAGAGAATCTGTGTCTGGAGTATAAAAAACCCTATCTCCAGTTAAAAATGGAGCATTCTCCGCAAAAGTAATAGTTGTAAAGTTACCCAATTCATTTATATCACCTAAACTAGATTCAGAATCTATAGATGCAGAATTAGTTTCTTTTGTTATTTCATATGTAAAAGATGTCGTAACTCCAGATATTGATGATGGTAATGAGTTGGACGCAACATATGCAAAATCTCCTTTGACATCTGTATACACATTTTGAACATCACCCAGAATAGAATCATTTCCATATTCTATTGGTGTTCCAGAACCAGAACTTCTTGCTTTATTAATTTTTCTTCTTAAACTATACTCAACGTTAGCACTTGGGCTAAACGTAAAGTTATTCAGACTAACTGATTTTTTATCAGGAGAAATATCAGTTACATGAGTTACACCTGAAGTTGATGTTGGAAATACTACTTTTCCACCTGTTTCTACAATTTCTACACTATCACCTTCTTTTAAACTAGATTTATCAATTTCACTTTTCAGTGTTACTGATAGATTAGTTCCAAAACTTTCTACTTGATAAGAGGAACTAGTATTGTAAATCCACGAATTTGCGAAAATTTCTTTTTGAGTTTTCTTACCAACACTTGGATTTTTAATTAAATCACCAACGTTGTTAACAGAAATTATATCACCTTCAGAAACATCCAAATTATCTGATGTTTGAATAAAATTGGATAATACTCCCGTCAATCTTATTTCTACTCTTTTATCAGTATTTCCACCCTCATATCCAAAATAAATTTCATCAGATCTTATGTTGCTAGCACTTGAAATTGTTGATGCAACTCCAGTGCATCCAATAAACTGATTAATAGTTTTATCGGAATAAGTTATACTATTGATTCCGGAAATGACCATTCCAGTTTGTGCAAAACCAACTGTCGAATCAACAGTGATTACTGAAGCACCTATAGAAACAGTTTCTATGTTCTTTGTGCTTGGCGTAATATTAAAAGTCCCTTGAATCGTTGAAGATTCATCATATCCAACGAAAAGCGATAATTTAAAATATTGCTTATTATTTCTGGTGAATGGTTCTATTTCTGATATTGCTGCTGTTGTTCCAGAATCTGTGGATTTAGTTATGGTCTGCCCCACTAATTTTGAAAGATCACCACTAATTACTTCAGCAATCGCAACTTCTCTTCTAAGATAATCTCCAGAAGATGGTTTGATTAAAAAGTCTTCTAAATTTACTACTCTTGGAGTTGCTCCATATAAAACGTTAAATAAAATCCTAAATGACTCATCAGTTCCTTTCGATCTATAAAAAGATTTTGCTTCTTTTATAAAATTGCCAGCATTTAATTCTTTAACAAAATCAACATCCTCCAATCCAGGAGCAAAAGTATATTTTAATTTTCTATAAAAATCTCTTAAAAATAAAGAACTTAAGTTAACTACAACATCATCTTCGAGATGATCTGCCTTTGTGGTATCGGAGAATACAAGCTCTTCTTGATTTAAATCACTATGATATGAGGTAATTCCGCTAAATCCACGTTGACATCCTGTAAAGGAATTTGTAGTTATTCCAGTATAAGTTATAACCTCGTTGTTAATTTTAAACAGACCATATTGCTTAGGAAATCCTTTAGTGCTGTTTACGGCGATTGTAGTGTCCGTAGAGGAGATACCTGAGGTGGTATGTGTGCTATCAACAATTACCTCAGGCGTTAAATTATCTAATTTAAGATATTGATCTAAATTATCCGTAATATCAACTGGACCACCTTGATATTCTTGAGAAATATAATATTGCTTTAAAAATTCTGCTGCCTTTGGATTTTCATCCAAGACAAATTCAGGTAATTGATTGTCAATAATTTGTTGAATCTTGACTCTAGATTCAAATCCAGTCTGTATCATATTACTCTCTTATTAGATTCCCGTTTAAGTAACTTGATGTGAAGTAATCTCTAGTAAATACCGTTCCCGATATTTCGTCTCCTGATGCAATAACATCCTTCACCATATTTATTGAACTTGCCGAGATGTTAAAATTGAGATATAAATCTTTCAATCCAACCACATCATTTGACTCAGGAAAAGCTTGAATTTCAATAATATTGTTTGCTCTTTCTGTTGATGTAATTTTTATAGTGCTAATATTGATTTCACCTTTAATATAGTCAATTGTGCCTGCTGATTTAACAACAACTCTTGTGGATTCACTTGTAATCGGTTTTACAATTGATAAAATTCCTGTTTTTCCGTCAGGATTTGGAATATCAGTCAAATAGACAACATCTGGATCAGTTGCAATCCTAAATCCGGTCGATTTTATGTTAAATCCTCCAGATTTTACATGAAATTGGTTTCCATAACACAATTCATACTGTGCGAATTGATTTATAACCGCCTTTAGATCTCTTCTAATCCTAACTTTAGTGATATTAGAGGTAATTGCAGTATTTGTATTGTCAATAATCTGTTGAATTTTGCTATATCTGAATCTTCCACCAAATTTGTTAATTTCTAAAGAATTTGCATAAGTTTGAAGAGTATCTGTAACTTTTGTCCTTAAAGTTTCAACTGTTGATGTCCTTGAAAAGTCGTAATACACTGCAGAATCAATCTCAACGTAAAGAATCTTGAGATCTGTTATTTTTTGGTTTATTCCAGAGACAGTGTATTGCTTTAATTGAGATAAAATTCTGGATTTATTAAAATCCGAGACAAAAGTTCCATTTTTTGGTTTAATACTGATGTTTACAGTGCCAAATTGTGGGGGATCCATCTCTTCACCACCTACAACAGCAACAGATTCAGTATCTGGATAGATTGATTTAATAATTGCCTCATAATCTCGACCTGTTACTGCCCTAGACTGAGCAGAATAGATTTTTGGTGCATAATATCTGACAGAATCAATAGATTCAATCTCAGATCCGTTCTGAGATGCCTGATTTGTTGTAACAGTAATGTCAGATGGGTTGACATTGTTGTTTTCTGTCGTTAGAAAACTTCCAGCTAAGGAGAAATTTGATACTCCATTACCCTCAGCACCATTTGATACAATATAATTTGCTGTTATGATGTTTCCATCAGAGTTTTGGTCTGTTCCGAGTTTTTTACCGATCAATCCATCACCAAATAGTAATTGATATTTCTCATCCTGTATTTCTTGAATCAGATAAATCTGAGAACTAGAGGTTACATCAACAATATTGTCTACCAAAGAATATTCAATTCCAAGTCCGGTGTCATTTTCTTTTTTAATATAGACTTTTAGACTGGAAGTATCAACAAATGAGTTATCAAGAATGAATTTTTGGTCGAGAGAACCATCATATAAGAACTGTTTTGTTAAATATGTCCCTTCATAGATTTCAATATTATTAAAGGTTGCAACTCCACTAACAAATTTCCTAGTTATGTCTTCTGGTATCGAAAATACGTATGATGTGTTCGCAGAACTACCGGTGCATACGAGACCTCTCTGAAGCGTTACCTGAGAGGAACTATCACCAGAGGGTCTTTGGACCGTAAATGAGATTCGTGCCCTTGCAGAGGTTCTAGAGCGAGGCACATAACCAATATTTCTTGCTAATGAAACAACGTTCTCCCTGAGAGTAGCAGAATCCAAGAAGGATTCATTCACAATCATGTTAGAGTTGAATGATGAAATATATGTGTTATATGCTAACGTGTCTATTAAGACAGAAAAGTTAGATCCTTCAAAGTCAAAGTCCGTAAAATTTGAATTTGCACGGAGATAATCCTTGATGGATGTCTTTATCTGATCAAAATCTAGATTTGTATACTTAGTAAAAGGCATATTATCTTGTTGCCTCTAATAGGAACGAAAATTCTTGAGTTGGAAACTCTTGTCCGATGATATCAAAGATAATAGTTGCATTAAATGCGTTTCTATCTGGAAAAGGATCAACCTGAACCTCTACATTATCGATTCTTGGTTCAAAATTCTCAAGTGCAATCTCTATTTGATTCTGAATTACCGATGCAGTTCCAAAATCAACGAACTCAAAGAGACTACTTCTGACTTCAGATCCCAACAAAGAGTTAAAAAACCTTTCGGTAGGAATTGTTTCCACTATATTTCTTACGGATCTACGAATCGCGTTCTCATTTTTTAATACTTGTAGATCTTTAGTGATAGGATGAGCATCAAAAGACAAACTAATATCTTTAAATGCTCTTGATATCCTTTGAATGGCCATCGACAAAGAGTTTTTCTTTATTTATAACTCAATAATCAGGGATTTGATCGACATTTTTGCGTTCCTTAGCAGTTTTCCAGAAATAATTCTCATCATTTCCGAGTCCATCGCGGTCATGACCGTTTTCAACTTGATAATAAACGGTTGAAACCTTGAAATCTGGCACTTTTGGCGTCTCTGGTGTCAGACTATTGTCAAAAATACGTGTTCTATTGTTAGGATACAGTGCGAATTGACCATTATCAAGTTCAATTAGGTTGTGAGACTTGTGTTCTGATGGATTTTCACTGGTTGAATAGTCAACTGCATCAGGATCTTGGTGATAATTATCGATTGTGCAGATATAAGTGCCCGTCTGGGGTCCATAATCGCGAGTATAACACTCATAGTGCATCGAACCAATGAATTGTTTCTGTACTACGGTGACACCATAGTCCATACAGTTCCAGAATTGTAGATTATGCAACTCCATATCCGGTGATGGTTTCTCCGGAGACGAGACAAACGCGCTGATGGGCAGTTTATCATACATTGCCGCATACTCTGGTAGGTATGTCTCAAAATAAAAAGCACGCCCAGGGATCGATTTAACCGATACCCAGACGCCCTTAACAAATTCACCATGACCAGATTGATGGTCAGTAAGATATTCTTTTCTTACCCATACTTCATAAGAGGGTAAATTAGCAATCAAGCAAGCCATACAAGAAACTTAATAGTTATTACTATCTATTACTTTCCTTGACCTCTATACCTCTTACGAGCCGCGTTCCTGGATGTAGCAGCATACTTGGTGTGCTTACCAGCACCCTGACGAGTTTTTTTCGGGGTCGATTCGACATGCTGATCACCACTCAGACCAACTTTTGAACGTGTTGCCATAAGATACTACTCCTAATAATCAATCATTTTTGTCTCAAGATCTTGAGGTCTTGGAGAACCTTTCTGATAAAACTCTATCGAAAGGTCCTCCATAATATCAAAGTATTCCTCTTTGGTCAATCCCTTGTATAGAACCTCACCTTTGTGGAGGATTGTATACTTTGTATTGGACATCAGATCACTCGCATCTTCTCGTGTCCAACGCGCACACGCGGATCGCACCAGATCTCGAAACCTGCCTCTTTTGCATCAAGGCAGAATGAGACATCTTCACCACACATGTCCTGAACCTCGCCACTCTCGAAGACCTGCATCTTCGGAGCAAACCAAGGATACTTCATCTGATCATTCTCCCAGACTCCGTGCTTGATGAGCAACCATCCGAATCCTGCATAGTCAACGGTGAAGGGAGATTTGCGCTTAGAGATACTCTCAACGGTTTCGTGATTCATCACACCACCATTATTACGGAAGTCATCCTCTTCCATCCAGTGTGCCACGGAGGTCGTTCTTCCGTCCTCTGTTGCATACCAACCAGATGCAATGTCCTTATCCATCAGAATCAATTGCCAGAACTTCTCTGTATTGAAAATAATATCACTGTCAATCCACAACTGATAATCATATTTCAACTTTCCATCCCATGGCAGTTGATCCGGTCCACGCAATACATTAGCTCCAAGGCACTTGCATCTTGCAAAGTTAACCATGGACGAATAGTCCTGCGAAATCTGGATGCTCGCACCTGCCTGCACTAAGTCAAAACAAAGTTGAACAAAATTCTTCAAATATGCATAAGAACATCCTCGACCAGGAAGGCAGAATACAATTGCCTTGCCCCTTACCATTTCTTTTGCTTTATCGTAATCCCACTCTGGTGCTGATTTTTTGACGGGCGATTTTGCCTTTACTGTGAATCCCTTTGCCATAAGAATAACAATTTACTTTCGAATCATACATCATTATATAGTGGTTGTCAAGACTCCTTTTCTTCCGTCAGGATAATCTCATCACCGTCTACCAGCCAACGAAGTTTTGTCTCTTCATACCACTGCATTTCATTGATAATCACTTCGGGAATGATTACATAATAGTCACCGGTTACGGGATCAACCTCTATGGTGCTAAAAATTTTCTCGGAATTTTTTTGCATATACGTGAACCCCACACTTGATTTTATATAGCGAAAAAAATTTTTAAGTGCTTTGAATTTTTATCGTGCTTTCGTAACACTTTGTAGGTTAGGGGAGTCATGCGTTTTTATAAACGCCCCCCCATAAACGGGGGGACTGCTGTATCACGAACGAACGCTATGTGTCATGCTATGATATATTTACCGTTGCGGAAGTTAGCAGCACTGAACACCTGACGATTGACCAACTTAAATGTACCGAACTCACTGCTCATAACATAACCTTCCCCAGAGATTTCTGCATTACCAATGAATGCCCTAGGACCAACATTTCGGCATTGGTGCATCAACTCTTCTTTCAAAACTATCATCAACCCGTAGAGGTGCATTAGTGACTCATTCCCCAGGAAATCTTCATTGGTCATAGGATAACCCTCACGCACAGACTTGTTAACGTTCTTCTTAATCTGTGCTGCTTCCTTATCACTAACGAACGTGGTCTTATTGTACACCTGACGGATCAAATCAATGACGGGAGGCATCTCAAACCCGTCTGCGGTTTCCTGATAAGAACCACTCCAAATGTATGCCTTAGGGAACACGAACTTACAGTAAGGTGTGTCGGTAATTGTAAACATCATCGGTGTCGCTACAGCATCACGCAAGTCAGAATCTGCGGTGTAGATTGTATGCGGGGCGATGATGATTTCTTCACGCACGATCTCATCGAACAGATACGTAATTGTGTTGGGAGTGTACTCATCGTCACCACCGAAACCAATAAAATCGCCCTGAAAAATGCCGCCCTTAGGATCAGGCAGATAATCGAAACATTTGTGCAGGATATCAGCAACCTCACCAGTGTGGTTAGCATCAATATCCTGGTGAGATTCGTTGATCTTTATCTTCACTTTATTGAACACAGATTTGGTGCCCACGAAGAACTTACCGGTCGCAGGATTCGTTCCCCAAACGATTGCCGGAGCACCATCAACTTTCACGGAAAGATGAAACTCAGACTTGATAGATTGCAGGAACGAAGTATCACCGGTCAGGATGGTATCTTCGGGGTGTTCGATGTGAAGAACTTTGGTCATGAATGAATGGTGAAAAGTAATAAAAAAGAGGGGGTGATTACCCCTCAGGCGAATACATAACCGGACACGAAATCTTCGGTTTTGTAGACATTTTGTCCGTTAACTGCGCCGACGAACTTACGAACATACCAGAGAAAATCTTTCTGGAATACACCTTCGCCAGCAATACAGAACTCAGAACAGAGTGCATTAAGGCGGGATTTTGTGGTGGCAGATTGCCAACCACCGTCGAAAATCGTCATGCTGTTGTCATCAATCAT